AGCTTGAGTCCATGGGGCTACTGACCGAGGTGGATATGGCTGCTTTTGCTGGGTACTGTCAAGCCTATGCTAGATGGAAAGAAGCAGAGGAGTTTATCTCAAAGCATGGATCCATCTTAAAGACCGCTTCAGGATACATTCAGCAGATTCCACAGGTATCCATTGCCCAGCAGAACCTAAAGCAGATGAGGAACTTCTGCTCGGAGCTTGGACTTAGTCCATCGGCTAGAAGCAGACTCAACATCAATAATAGCGGTAACACCATAGAGGGAGATGCCATGGCAGAGCTTCTTGGAAACATCCCTAAAGCAGAAGAGCTATTAAGACGGGATGATGATTAACCAATGGAAGGAGGGGACCAGATGCCATATAGTGAAGCTCATGCCAACCACGCCATCAATTTTATTGAACAGCTGAAGCTGACCAAAGGCAGATGGGCCGGTCAGCCTTTTAAGTTACTTCCCTGGGAGAAAGACCTGGTGAAGCGCCTCTTTGGAACTTTGAGAGAAGATGGTACTCGCCAGTACCGAACCGCCTATGTGGAGATTGGCAAGAAAAATGGTAAATCGGAGCTAGGTGCAGCCATTGCCCTGTACATGCTTCTTGCAGATGGAGAACCAAACGCTGAAGTGTATGTAGCAGCCTGTGATAGGCAGCAGGCCAGCATCATTTTTAACACCAGTATGAATTTTGTGGAAGGGAATCCAACCCTATCAAAAGTGACCAACCTAGTAAGGTCCACCAAGCGAATCACTTACCCAAAGACCGGGAGCTTCTATCAAGTCTTAAGCTCCGACGTTAAATCGAAATCTGGAATCAATGCCTCCTGTGTTATCCTTGATGAAATCTGGACCTATCCAAATCCGGACCTTGCCAAGATGCTGACCACCGGTTCAGGGGATGCCAGGACACAGCCTCTTTTTTTATACCTTACCACTGCAGGGAATCAGCTCTCTGGCTATGGCTGGGAGATGCATCAAAAGGCAAAGGAAATACTGGAAGGGAAACGAGTGGATCCCACTTTTCTATCCATCATTTATGGACTGGATGATGATGCAGATATTGAAGATGAAAACAACTGGTATAAGGCCAACCCTAGTCTTGGCCATACCATTTCTATAGATCGTGTGAGAGAGCACTATAACCAAGTCAAAGACGATCCGGCAGATCTCGCCTTGTTTAAACAACTCAGGCTCAATATGTGGTTAAAGCAGGAAATCAAATGGATGCCCATGGATAAGTGGGACCTTTGTAATTTCACTGTAGACCCGGAAGAGCTAAAAGGGCGAGTCTGCTTCGGAGGTCTAGACCTTTCCTCAACTAGTGACATCACTGCCTTTGTGTTGGTGTTTCCGCCATTAGAAGAGGGAGACAAGTTTCAGGTGCTACCATACTTTTGGCTGCCGGAAGAAACCCTTCATCAGCGGGTGAAAAGAGATAGTGTTCCCTATGACATCTGGCACCGGCAGGGTCTTCTAAATCTTACGGAAGGAAATGTGGTCCACTATGGATTTATCGAAAAGTTCATTGAGCGACTTGGTGAGAAATACAACATTAGAGAAATCGTCTATGACAGATGGGGAGCAACACAGATGAGTCAGAACCTTGAAGGGATGGGATTTACCGTGGTTCCCTTTGGTCAGGGTTTTAAGGATATGTCACCACCCACAAAGGATATGATGAGGCTAATCTTAAGCAAGCAAGTAGCCCATGGTGGGCATCCCGTTCTAAGATGGATGGCAGATAACATTGTGGTCCGGACAGACCCGGCTGGAAACATTAAGGTGGACAAGGAAAAATCCTCTGAGAAAATAGATGGCATTGTTGCCATGATCATGGGCCTTGCCAGAGCCACAGTAAACCCACCGGATGATGATGGGTCCATCTATGATGAACGGGACATGATCATCCTGGGATAGAAGGGAGTGAAAACAACGTATGGCGAACTTTTTAAATTGGCTTTTTAGGGCACGGGCAGAACCCACTGACAGTGTCAGCAGCGCTCCAAACTTTTATATGGGTCAAAGTGTCTCTGGAAAAGTGGTCAATGAGCGAAGCTCCATGCAGACCACAGCAGTTTTTGCCTGTGTGAGGATCATTGCAGAGACAGTGGCATCTTTACCCCTTCACACGTATCAATACAAAGGGGATGGAAAGGAGAAGATGTACACTCATCCTCTGTATCGGATTTTACACGATGAACCAAACCCGGAGATGACTTCCTTTACCTTAAGAGAGACCATGATGACCCACCTTCTTCTTTGGGGAAATGCCTACTGCCAGATTATTCGTAATGGAAAAGGTGAGGTGGTGCATCTGTATCCCCTGCTTCCGGATAAAATGACTGTAGACCGGGACAGCAAAGGAAATCTCTACTATGCTTACCGAAAAGACAATACCACCCACTACCTGGGGCCAGAGGACGTCCTTCATTTACCTGGTCTAGGATTTGATGGGGTCATGGGTTACTCGCCAGTAGCTCTTGCTAAAAATGCCATCGGACTTAACATTGCTGCGGAAGAATATGGGGGCAGGTTCTTTGCCAACAACGCCACACCAAGTGGGATTCTTTCGACTTCTGGAACCATAAAGGATCCAACCAAAGTGAGAGATGCCTGGCAGGCGGCCTACGGGGGAATCAACAACAGCAACAAAGTAGCAGTCCTAGAAGATGGACTTCAGTATCAAGCCATCAGCATGCCAAACTCCGATGCCCAGTTTCTCGAGACCAGGAAATTTCAGATAGAAGAAATCTGTAGAATCTTTCAAGTGCCACCCCATATGGTGGCGGACCTTAGTAAGAGTTCTTTCAGCAACATTGAAAACCAGTCCATCAGCTTTGTGGTCCATACCATTAGGCCTTGGCTAGTCCGAATAGAACAAGCCATGAATAGGAAGCTCTTTCTCGATAAAGAGAAGGGTCAATGCTTTGTGTCCTTCAATGCATCAGCTCTCATGCGTGGGGATTATAAATCCAGGATGGATGGATACGCTATCGGTATTCAGAACGGTTTCTTCTCCGTTAATGATGTAAGGAGGATGGAGAACATGGATCCCATCTCAGAAGAAGACGGTGGTGATTTGTATCTGGTCAATGGCAACATGCTGCCCCTTAAAATGGCAGGGGCTTATGCAAAGAAAGCCTTGGATGAAAGTGGTGATGATACATCATAATGAAAAATTTATAACTTGGGTCATTTCTGTGGACAACACCAATAACTGAAGACAACGTTTCAACAGCATTTCTCTAAATGAGGAGTGCATTTTTTATGGGAAAAAGGAGGTCGATTAGATGGATAAATTCTGGCGCTGGGTGGTGAACGAAGCCGAGGACTCTACAGTGCGAACCCTGCATCTTGAAGGCTATATTGCAGAGTCTTCCTGGTTTGATGATGACATCACCCCTAAACAGTTTAAAACAGAGCTTTATGTCGATGGATCTAAAGCAGATGACATTGTCGTAAAGATACACTCGCCAGGCGGGGATACCTTTGCCGCTGCCCAGATCTACAACATGCTGAAGGAGTATCCAGGAAAAATCAGTGTTCATGTGGATGGACTGGCAGCCAGTGCAGCTTCTGTCATTGCCATGGCAGGAGACGAGGTGTGTGTATCACCTTTGTCAGTGATCATGATTCATAACCCAGCCATGCTTATTGCTGGGGAAGTGGCGGATCTGCAAGTGGGGATTAACCTCCTCAGTGAAGTGAAAGAAAGCATCATCAATGCCTATCAGACAAAGACAGGGCTTTCTAGAGCGAAAATCTCACACATGATGGATGCTGAAACCTGGATGAGTGCCCATAAGGCCATCGAGCTAAAGTTTGCCGATAAGATTCTCTATGAATCAGAGCCTGCAGATGAAGGTTCCGGTGGCTTTATCTTTGACCAGATGACGGTGACCAACGCTCTAAGGAACAAACTCCCAGGCATTCAGGCGAGGATGAAATACCTGAAAGCCAGTGAGGAAGAGGAAGTGAAAGAGCGTGAATCACACATTTCAGAAGAAAAACAAGAGGTCGTTATTGCAGAGAACCAGATCCCTATTGCCCAGCTGGAAAGACGGCTGGAACTTATTAAAAATTGGAGGTAATGAATATGAGTAAAATTCAAGAACTAAGAGAGAAACGTGCCAAGGTATGGGAACAGACGAAAATCTTCCTGGATGAGCA